TTCATATTCAGGAAAGATGAGTGCCAGAACTTGTTTTGCGCAATTCCTATTATATTGCATTACCGCATTTTGCTCTCTTAGTATTGCTATTAATATATCAAAATTTGTCTTGTCTTCTAAATTCACTTTGTCCTCTTCTGCTAAAATGTCTTTAGAAAAATTAAGTATTTGTTGACCGGTGAAGAACTCTTCTTCACCAATCAACCCTATTTCTTTTATTGTTGGTTGATGAATAGTGATTTGTGCGGCAGGGAAAGGAATATCATTTCCAGATAAAAGTTGTAAATCACTTAACATTTATCTTATTCATTCCCAGGTAATTTATCATCATTACCATGAATTGCGTGATACATTAATGTATATCCTGATAATTCTTCATTTAAAATTAATTGATTACACCCTAAGAAATTAAAAGTTCCAATTCCAGATAATTTTGCTTTATTTAGAATTCCATCTATATAGCCTGCAATCTTTAAAGGTCTAATTCTATAATTTCCTAAATCCCAATAATCAGTATGACAAATAATATCAAATGTCACTGTGCAATCTCTATAATATGGGTTAGTTGCATTTGGAGTAAAATTATCGCATGAGATTAAAATATATGCTTTTACTTCTTCATGTTCACCAAATTGAATCTTTGGTTCTAATTTTATATAACCCATTTGTTTTAATTTAGGAAGAGTCATTTCTTTTAATTTTTCTTGAATAACTACACTATCTTCATTATCTAAACAATCTTTTGTATTGATAACTAATAGCCTTTTTAATATATCACTATATGGTTTACTAGAAATAAACAATTTCTTTAAAATTTCTTCAATATCTTTTTCACAAGATAAAAAAGAAGAAGAAAATTGACTGCTAGTAATACGTGTATCTCTTCTCATATTCCTAATCTCCTTCTCTCTCTATTTTACATTGACTCTATTGTGATATTTAACACAACATTATCTTCATTTTCTCTTGTATAAATAAGTTCAAATTCACCGCTCTTACCTGAAGTAACACCAACAATTACTGCAGTGTCAGTTTGGTTTATAATTTTAGCTTTTTTACCACTTACACTCCAAGTTCCTCCGCTTGCATTTTGAATTGTATATTCTACTTCATCATATGGATACACAATAGTGTCTCCATCGATATAAGGTGCGGAAATGTCTGTTTCAACATCGTCTTGTTCTGGAGTATTTTCTTCCTGTTCGCGCTCTATTTCTTCAGCAATAGTATTGTTATAATGTTCTTTTAGCGCAACCGCAACAACACCTTCAATACTCATATTATCAACAGCTTGAACTTCCCAAGGCTGACCATTTAATTTAATAATATCAAAACGATGGAAGTAATCTTGAGTAATATCATCTTTTGTGATATACATTTCTATTGAGTAATCTATATCATTCCAAGATATTTCTTTTGCTGTATGCCATGAAATATCGCCTAAATCTTTTTTGCGAGCAAACACTCTATAAGTAGAGTCATCTATATCAAAAGTATAAGAACATTTTCTAATTTCCGCTCTAAAATAAGCAGTTTCTTCTAACTTTTGCATATATACTAACCAGTAAGTATGAGTATCTTTCCACTCAAATACATCTCCTGGTTTCATTCCTATAACTTGTTGTCCTTCTGAAGTTTTATACTTCCCAATTATCTCTTGAGTTAATTCTCGTTCGTTTAAACATATATCTTCAAAAGGAATAGAAATGATTTTATCATCTGTATATAATTTTGTTTTATCTTTATTAATCAAACATCTAAACTCTCTATTGTCTTGTAATTTTGCGGTAGCAGCTTGATAAGAATAAAGTAATGCTCTTTTTAAACTATTAACTTTACCATCTTTCATTCTATTTTGTTGTTCTTTACCTCCGCGGTAATTAACTCTAGTTTTAAGATTTTCTAATCCTGACATTGTTCAATCTCCTCTCTTAATGTAGATAAAAGATTTAAACATTCAAATATAGTTCTTCTATATAAGGAAAAATCTTCTTCATTTACTAGTGTATGCATACCTTCTAATTTACTCAATAGTGAGAATAAAAGGTCTTGGCGGAAAGTAATTAATCTAGTCATTCCCGCAACCTCTTCTATAATTGTTGTTAAAGGTGTTTGCCAATCTAATCCTTCTTCTCTATTTGGAAGAAGTTTATATATTTGATTTGTTAATCTTTTAAAGCTCATAAAAATAGCTTCGTTTTCAATTTTTATATTTCTATTTAGCATCATAATTAATTCACACTCCCGCTCATTACAGAGTCAAAAGTAGACTTTATGATACCATTATCATCTGTTTTTCTGCGTTTATATAATCTTTGTAAATGGAAACCTTCTCTATCATAATCTGTTTTCATAGCTTGAATTTTAGCCATATGATTAGCTTGAGAAGTAAATTTGAAGTCTGACCCACTATATTTCATACGAACATTTTCAACGCTCGCTAGTTGTCTACCTAACCATTCTACTATCATATAAGTAGCAATAATATTAATTTCTTCATGAGTTAATACAGAATTGAAGTGGCCTCCGCCATAAATGTATGCGGGAACCTCTTCATCTCCTGACTCAACTCCCTTATATGTATCTACTTCATCAAGAAAAGATGTTTCAAAATCATTAATATTAAAACGTGGGAATTCAAATTTATGAACTGCAGATAATAATAATTCTTCTAATAATCTATAAGTTTCTAGTTCACTCAATTCCATATACATATCGTCAGTAATCTTTGAAAGAAAACTGTCATAAATACAAGAAAAAGATGTAATTGTATTATTTTGCATATTACACCTCCATTATTCTATTATTTTGATACTACTTTGTATTTAGATTGTGATGGTGCGGCAACTCTTCTGCCAGATGTATTTTCAACGCTAGCTGTAGGTTTTACAACTCTTCTTGATTTTTCTTCTTCTGCGCCTTCTTCAGATGTTTCTCTGTTTACCATTACAGCTGCAGTAACATTAAATCCAGTTTCATCTAAAATAGCTTGTCTCTTTTGAATGTCATTTAATTCAGTTTCAACTGCTACTTTCTTAACTAAATCAATTGTTCCTTGTGGAGCGAAATCTAAACAATCTTGTAATTCAGCAAGACTGCCTTTTTCAAGTAAGTTTTTTACGTCTCCTTCATTATAATAGTATTCAGGTTCAACTGTTCCTAAAATTTCAGCAACTAATTCCGCATTGTCTAACACGAAATAATTTTGTAATAACTCTAATCCACCATTTGAATAACTAAGTTTTCTAATTTCATCAACTGTAACTTCCTTAGTTTCTCCTGACATGAATAAACGTCTTACTCCTAAGTCTGCAACTTTATATCCAGCCATTCCATCAAATCTATTTGTAATTTTTACTAATGTGTCTTTACTTAACATATTTAAAACTCCTTTTCTCTCTTAAATTTTTATAATAAAAAAACAGGGGAAAGACAACACTTATAAAGTGTTTGTACCTTCCCCTAAGTTTTCAAATAACCTATATACTAGTTAAAATTATTTAACTAAGTCTGTGTTATGGTATACACAAATGTTGTTAGTGATGATTGTACCAACACCAAGTTTTTTGTAAACTTGGATTTCTTTAGACCAGTCAGCGTTAGCTCTTTCGTCTACTAATGTAGAACCTTCGAATGCGATTTTAACTGGTTTTTCGTTAGCACCTGTTGGGATAATCCAAGCATATCCAGGTTCAATAACTTTTGTAGTATTAGTTTCATCAGTGAATGATTGATTTAATACGATTACGTTATGTCCTTTGTAGTTTGCTAAATATCCATTGTTCCAGATTTGATCTTTCATTGCGTCAGATACCCATCCTTCAGCTGGGATCATTGTAGCAGCGAATTCATATGTACAATAGATTGTTGATTTTCCGTATGAATCAGCAACTGCGATTAATTTATCCATAGTTGTTTCATCGAATCCAGCACCAACGTATTTGTTAGTTGATCCTAAGCTTTCAACTGTTCCAATTAAAGCTTTTTCGATTTCTAAATAGATTACTTCGTCTAGTCCTTCCATAACTACGTCTAATAAGTCAGCGAAGTCTACTCTACCATCTAAGAATTCTTCGATAGAAATTTGAGCAGCACCACCGAATGCTGTAGTTTGGATTTCGTATTCTTTACCATCTAGTTTAAATACTTCATAAACACCAGCTAATCCAACTTTAGTAATGAATTGTTTTGCTCTTCTTCTAGAAGCTGCACTAATTCTTACTTTGAAAACTGGTTTGTCACCTTGAGCAACAGAAGTGATTTCAGCAAATTGTCCGTATTGTTCTGTAACTCTAACAGGTAAAATTTCATTAACAGTTTGTTCGATTAATTCAAATACTGTATTTTTATTTTCACGATATAAAGCATAAGTTCCTGCGATTTCTTTTAATTCATTTCTTAAAGTTTCATTTAAGTCAGAATAACTAAATTTTTCTTCTCCAAAAGAATAAGCTACTTGAGAAGAACGATTTGCTGTTGCAGCAGTCTTAGCTAATGTGATTAATTCACTTTTATTTAATGCCATATTCTTTTCCTCCTCTTATTATTTTACTCTTTGGATTTTAACAGCTGGTAATCCATCTGGCATTGAGTATTCTTTAACAACTACCCATTCCATATCTCCAGTACCAACAGCTAGGTATCCATCAGTTCCAGGTACTAACTTATCTCCGATTTTTAATTCAGTTCCTTCTGCAAAGCAGTTAGTAGTGAAAATATCTCCAATGTTAGTTTTGAATAATCTTGGAACCATTTCTCCGTTTAAATAGTTTTCTTTTTTCATTGCGAAGTCTTTATATGTATCTCTTTCATCATATAATTTAACTTCATTTAATACTAACATGTATTCTCCTTCAGCTTCAGCTGTAAAGTTTACATTTCCATTAGCATAATCATATTTAGCAAATTGTCCGTTTTCAAGAACTTTAATTGATGCTTCAGCAGGTAATTGAGCATAAATTTGTCCAGTTCTTTGAGCTGATAAATGATTTGGTTCAACTTGTCCGTAAGAACCTTTTCTTTCAATTGTAATAGCCATTATTTTTCCTCCTTAACAATTTTTATTTATTGTCCCTAGTGTGTTTTACAGCAGCGATCCACGCTGGTATAGAAGTAACTTCAGTTTCACTTAAATTATAAGTTGTAACTTCATCTTCTACTATATTATCATTTTTTGAAGTATCGTCTAAATCAAAATTAACCTTTTTTCTTACACAGATTACAGATAATTTTGCTTCGATTTCATCTAATGAATAATTAGATTTATTTTCAATAACATCTTTTTTATCTTCATCAGATAACATATAGAAACTATTGATTAATTGGTCTTTTTTATCATTGTCAACTGCGTTTTTGAATTCAACAAGAGCGTTATATTTAGCTTCAAGTTCTGCATAAGCAGTTTTAGTATCTTCTAGTTCTTTTTCTAATAAAGAATAATCTTTTTTCTTTTCATCTTCTTCGTCGTCTTCTTCATCCTTAGAGTCAGTTTCTTCTTCTTTAGATTCTTCTTCATCTTTTTCTTCTTCGTCTTCTTCAGACTTAGCAAAATTTTCTTGACTAGACTGAGTAGCTTCTATAGAATCTTGAGTTTCTGTTGTAATAGATTGTTCAGAATTGTCATCTTCAGTTAAATTTTCTTCAATAACTTCTTCTTCAACAGCAGGAGTTTCTTCAACTTCTGTTTCAGGTTCAACAACAGGTTCTGCTTCTTCAACTATTTCTTCAACAGCTGGTTCAGATGCTTCTTCTTCTTTAACTTCTTCAGCTTTAGGAGCTTCATCTCTCTTTAAGCTATCGAATTCAGTAGCAGGTAGTTCTTCAGCAACTACTTCTGCTTCAACAGCAGCTTCAGTGTTTTCAACTACAGTTTCTTCAGTTACGATTTCTTCTGTATTTTCAACAACTATTTCCATGTTTTTTCCTCCTTCTAATGCAAATTTTAAATCTTGCATCATAGTGTACAATGTTCTTTTAAAATTATCATCCATTTTAGTGAAAGATGTACTCACTTCTGGTGCGGTAACGCGAGCTCCTTCGAAACAAGGCTCTACATCTTCTCCTAAAATACATAATTTTGAAAATATTGCATCATTTATTATGAAAAACTCCATACCTGTTTTTTGATTTGTTGACCAATGTCCATCTAAAGTCTCTTCATCTAATTCCATAGATTGTGGTCTACCTTCAGTAACCGCTAATTGAGCTTCTTCATATTGACCAGTCCACAAATAACCAGTTGTCATAAGATATTCTCTTGTGACAGAGTTTCCAAAATCATCTTGTTCTTCGAATTTTTGAAACCATACTTTTGCTTCAGGTGATACAAAACCATAAGGTCTTGTCATTGATTCGAACTTAACACCTTCATCATCGAAGATAATTTTTTCTCCGTGGTCTCTAAAATCGCCTTTGTCTTCTCTATAATATCCAACGATAGGCGCCCCTCTTAAAGTTTTTGCCATATCTGTAGCTACTTCTTTTGTAATGTAGCTATGGTTTCTATTTTCGCCTAGATATAAAACTTTAATTTCACAACTACTCATTAAAGGGTTAATTTCTAATGGTTGTAAGTTAATGAATTCAGGAGAGTCTATTGTTGCAATTGATTGGTGCATCATAGTCTTTTTCCTTTCTTTAATTACTTTTGAATAAAGTTAATTTTTAATTATTAGTTTTTGCCCTTATTAAGATTGGCTTTCTTTATTCATTATTGTTTTTTCTGACTTTTCATCATCAGCTTTTTCTGGTCTTCCACCAGTGCTATTTCCGCTTTCTCCAGTTTTAGTAGGATTTCCGCCACTCTTAGTTTGAGCGATAGCTTCCGCATTCATTGTAGAACTCATTAATGGTGGTACAAATACATGAACTAAGTCTAATAAGTCATTTTCAAAGTATGCATTTGCAAGTATTGAACTTTGAGATTGTCCAAGTGCAATTTGTGGTAGCATTTTTGAATAACCTAATTGAGTTTGTTCTTTGTATAATTTTGCCATATCTTTATAATTATAAATAGTTGTAGTTAATAATTGTGCTTTATAGTAATATTTCTTTGGATTAGTATTATATTTACTTCCAACGATGTCATTTAAGAATGCTTCAAATTGAAGTAAAAGATTATACATTGAAGCTTCGTCATTTAAAATTGATTTTTCTAATGCAATATTACCATCAGTATTAAATTGCATTTGAGAAACACCAGCTTCATTGTAAACAGTTCTTTCTGCCTTCTCTAAATCATCTTTTGCTGTTGTATTACTATTATCACCCATATCCGCAACTTTTACATCTGCGAATGTTGTTAATACGTCTATACCAATTGCTTTACTTAACATTCTAACTGCATTATTATGTAGTTGTTGAGCTTCATCAACATCGAATACTAAGTCTCCATTTTTATCAACAGGCATAGTTTGAATAATAATCTTTAATAATTTTTGAGCCATTTTCTTTCTATCTAGCTCTTGTGCTGCATCTAAATCTATAATCGCAGGGATAACAGACATAAATGCTGGGAAATCTTCTCCATTGATATTAAATTTAACTGTGAATTTAGGGTCTAATAAATACCAACCTTGAGTATCTCCTGAAAATTGTGGTGGCAATTTCCCCTCTTTATATAAAATATATCCCTTTTTAAAATCTTTTGGGAATAAGTTTAACATTTTTAATTTTTGAGTTGAGTCTTTAAAAGCATCATCAAAATATTTCATGTTAAATTCTACTGCAGGTCTTCCATTTACGCTAAATCTTGAGCGGCAGTAATTTGGAGGTAATTCTTGAATTGCCATCTTTTTTGCTTGAGGGATTAAATAACCATAATAACATCCGTTTTTAATAACTTTTAAAGCTATCTCCCCAAAAAGTTTTTTAATTTCAAGATTATCTAAATATAATAAAACCTCATAAAAACTATGAAGAACTTTGTTATCAATTTTTTCATTTTCAGTATCTTCATTAATATAAGGAGTTATCATCCAATCGTATCTATATAAGTATGCCATGTATCTACATAATCTTGAATAAATACCACTTGTTTTATAAAAAAAGTTTGAAATTTCTCTCATTGCAATAAAATCACAAGAGTGAATTGCTTTTAAAACATAGTCTTTACTTGCTAATCTATTATCAACCTTTTTTAAATCTCCAAGTGCAGTTATAATAGCATCGTCCAGTGTCTTTGCTCCAACTTGTATCTTTGAAAAATCAACAGCTTCATAAGAGTTATTTAATTGGATATTGTTGTCTATCCCTTGCATTGAGAAACCTTTTTTCTTTATTTCTTCTTTTCTATTTATCAAAGACAGACACCTTACCTTTCTTTTCTTATTTAGTATATCATAAAATTTGAGTTTTGTCAACTTTTACATAAAACAATAAATTAAAAACCGCCTTGAGCATAATACTTATTCATGATATAATCATAATTTATGCGGCCTTCATCCGTATATGGAATTGCTATTAGGATGATATTATGCTTTTTGCAATACTCACGTTTTTGCATATCATTATATTGTTGTTTGCGCAAGCCAGTGTATCCGCCGAATTTACTCTTTGGAGAATAATGTTGAATACCTTGATATTCAATCAAAAATTCTAATTCATGCTCATCATTAAAAACAGCAAAATCAAATCTTAATGGGCGTCCGCTTGAACTGACTAAGTCTGGAAATGAATACTCTTCTTCAAATACTAGACCAGCATTTAAAAGAATTTCTTCTATTTTTATTTCTCCTCTACTTGCTCTCATTGTTTTCGCCTCCTATATAGGATATGACATACTATAAACAAATATTTTCTGATAAAATATTTCTATAGTTATATTAATTTATTGAGATTTGGATAATCGAAAATTGCCCAAATCCCAAAAACTAATTATCTTGCTCCTCCAAAGAACATCATATCCGCAAAATTTCTACTTTTTCTTTTCTTTTTTCTATCTTCTTCTTTTTTAATATAATAAAGTCCATATTCAAAAGCTGAGAATTTATCCTTTTTAATACTTTTAGAAGATTGTTTTAAAATGATATTTGCGCCTTCATTTTCTTCTACCAAGTTAAGCATTTGTTCTCTTAAGATAGTTGTTAATGTGAATGGTTTTAAGTAATCCGCTCTCTTATCTCCATCCATTTGTTGCCCCATTTTAGTTGACATCAGTTTTACTTTTGCCTGTCCTTCGTCAATTAAAAATTTAATTTTTCCACTTGCTAATTGAGTTTGAACATAAGTGTGAGCCTCTGTATTAATTGGAAGATTTGCTTTAATTAAATACATAGCATTTTCTTCAACTCCAGGGCCTTTTATCTTTTTATATAATTCAATAGCATCTTCTGTTGTTCCACCTTCAACACCAAATGGAGGTAAATTATCTCCTGTTTCTGGATCTATTTGAGCTTTTGTCATAAAATCAACTAACCCAACTCCTAAACCGTTGGCGTCAATAGCAACTATACGAGCTTTATATTTATAATATAACTTTTTAATATTAATTGCTTGAACTTCAAAATCTTCTGCATCATAAGTGTAAATATTAACAAGAGTCTTCAAAGAAGCCCCTTGCACTTGCGGAGTTACCTTAAAGATACAAACTTCGGTAGTACATCCAATACGACCTACGTCGACTCCAAGCACATAATAAGCACTTTTGCTACTTCTTCCACTAAACTCATATTCAGGTTGAAGTAAAACTCTATGTTTATCAAATTTTTCTGCTGAGAAGAACGCGTTTTCCGCATCTCCGCTCCATTCAGATTCATATTCACGCGCGAATGACGCATCGTTATAAGTTCCATCTAATTTAAGTTCTTCGATAAAACTTTTACTTAATAATTCTTCCATAACTGGA